ACAGTACCTCCTTCTTCATCCAATATAGTTGCTCTCCAATTATCAAAATATTCTTTGACACCGTAATCATTTAAAATAAGAAATGAAAGAGTAACATCATCAACAGCATATCCATATGCAACCTTTTCAAACTTCATTCCAATTCTTCTTTCGTGAGTTAGAATCTGTTTTCCAGGTAAAGATGTACTTCTACACAGAAGATTTAAATCTTCTAAACTGATTCCTCCAATTTGTGGCAATTCAACAAAAAATTTATTTTGATGAGCGATACCTTGTTTTTGAGATATAACACTTTTTAATTTATCAACTCTCACAATGATCTCCTTGTATCTCTATATACTTTATTTGCCGAAGCCTTATTCCAATCTGCAGCTGGAAGAAATGTAGCAATCTCCCATTCTGGTTTATCAACCAAAGCAAATCTACTTCTTACATGTTTAAACAAATAGTGTTTCATAGCTGGAGCGATAAATCTTTTCGGCACACCGCCTTTTTCTGCTAGTACTCTATCTAAAACTCTTGCTCTTAAAACAGGTGGAAGATAATGTAAATTCAATCCATAAAATCCGTCTTTAGCCGGACCCATCATGAGAATTAGAGGAAATCCATCGTAATAAGGTAAAGTTTCTTTATACTTAGGATCATAGAAAAACATATACATGTTTCCTACTGGCCCTCTTGTGCGTGTCACGGGTCGATTTCTTAAATCAATTAGATCATCATCTAATATTTTTTTACGATTAATTACTCTACCTCGAAACATCTGTCTTGCTTTATTACGAAACCACTCAATAGACTGTTTCGTTCGTGGAGTAATCCCTGCACGAAATGCTTCGAATTCTAATTGTTGAAATAAACTTTCACCTGCCATATCAGTATTTATATCTTTTTTCTGCGTTTTCTACGAAATGGCTGTAGAGGTTTTAGTTTCTTCAACTTACCTGGCACAGGTTTCGTAAGTAATTTCATTTCTTGTAAAGTCTTCTCAGTCCATATTTGAAATTCCCAACCACGATCTTTACAATATTCATTTGCAGCTTTCCATTTATTCATATTTTTAATGTAAGTAAAACCTTCATTAATATATTTTCGAGTTCTTTTAGGACCCGTTGGTGGTACTGTTTCTTTTTCAGGTTTGATTTCAACTAAAAGAGTTCTATCTTCAAAAACAATTTTAAGATCTGGAAAATACCTATGATATCTCTTATCTGCTTCATAGTAATAAGGTATCACAACTTCTTCTGAAGACCAATTTTTTACATTTGGATTTGAATCGCACCAAGAAAAAACTGATTTTTCCCATAACGATCGGTAGACGACTTTTGTATAGTCACCTTTATACTTCTTTATGTTCTTCACTTTATAGTAACCAGAATACGCCATTTTTCTATATAAATAAGATAAAATTACTTTTATATTTATAGGAAAAATAGATGTCATTTAGCTATAAAGATTTCGCCCCTCATGCCGGCGTAGAACGAAGATATCCAATCGATGAAGTTGATCAATACAAAAGCAGAATCACTTTTCAAGTAATGAAGGTGATTCCACCTAGATTTAATGTTCAATTTAGTTCAAATAAAGTTGAAGGTGGAAGTGATGGAGGATTTGAATTAAATAAAGAATCTGCAAGTCTCTCTGCTGTTGATGTTAAACCAATACCTGGAGAAAAGACAGATCTTTATTTGCCTATTGCATTTCAAGTAAATGATAGAGCTGAATATGGAAATGCAGCTTTAGGAGCAACTGGGGCGGCTGCGGCAGCCGCAATGAATGCCGGTGCGAGTATTCCTAGTTCTGTGTTTGAAGGAATCAAGCAAGCTGGACAATCTTTTGTTGAAGCGTTTAAATTACTTGGTGGAGAAGGAGTAACTGGACTCGGTGCAGCTCGTATTGCTCAAATTATTCCAAATGATAAATTAAGTAACGCAACAACTCTTTCAGCTAGAGTAATTTTAAATCCAAACGTTCGAACTCTTTTTAATGGAGTTGCAATTAGAGAATTTACATTCCAATTTCAGTTTCAACCAAAATCAAGAAAAGAAGCGATCGCAGTTAAAGACATCATAAAATATTTTAGATATCATATGTATCCAGAAGAAATCAGTGGTCAACTTGGATCTGCTGACATTCCATTAGGATTCAAATATCCTAATATGTTTAGAATTAAATTGCTTTCAAACGTTGATGGTCCATTTAAAAATATAGGAACTCCGATCAAACTAAGTTATTTAAGATCTGTTAGCACTTCATATAATAATCAATCAGGTGCGTTACATGCAGATGGTTCCCCAACTGATATTAACTTAAGTCTAAGCTTTGTTGAGTATAAGACTATTAGTAAAATTGATATTCGAAACGAAGAGAATGATATTTATTATCAACATGAATTTCAAAAGTCTGAAACTAGACCATCAAATGCAGTAGGAGATTTCTAATGGATTACTTTAAATATTTTCCTACAATTGATTACATGTTTGGCGATCACGCTCAAAAAGATAAATTTAGAAATATTTCAATATACACCGACGTTATTGACCAGGTAAAAGATAATCTTACGATGTACGAAGATTATAATATTTTAGATGGTGAGAGACCAGATAACGTTTCTCAAAAGATTTACGATACTCCAGAATATCACTGGACTTTTTACATGTTGAATGATAAAATCAGAGAAAAAGGCTGGCCGTTAACACAGAAAAAATTATACGAATTTGCTCTTAGAAAATATCCTTTTAAAGTGATGAATTTGTCGATTGATATTTCTACTATTCTCAAAGTAGGACAAACAATTACAGGGGTGAATAACGGAGCAACCGCAAAAATTGTTCATAGAGACACTGATTTATTACAATTAGTTTTAACAGATATCAATGGTAATATTACATCAACACAAGGATATCAAACAACAAATGCAGATGGATCAATTACAACTATTGCTGCTAGTGATGTATCAAGCATTGTCGATCAAATTAATGCTACACATCATATAGAAAATACTTCTGGTGAACGTATAGATCTAATTGATTCAAACGGTGATTTTGAATTAGGAACTGGAGATATACCGGTCACAAATCTAGAAGAATTAGTAAGAGTCAATGATAGTCTAAAACAAATTAGAGTTTTCAGACCAGGCAATATCGATCAAATAGCAGACGCATTCAAACAGGCAATTAAGATATAATGTTAAAAGGCGCACCAGAACAACAATCAGATTATCTTTTTGAGTCGGTTCTTTTAGAATCTGATAGGTTGAATAAACCTATAGAAGTAAAGAATCAACTTAGCGATTTAGAGATCTTTGAGAGTATTGACAAACCTTATCTTACAGGAACTGCAGTTATTCTCGATGACGCCGATATCATGCAAAGAGTTGATATCTTAGGTGGAGAAAAAATTACTGTAAAATTAAAAAGTTCTAGATCTGGTTCAGTAACAATCGTAAAAACATTTTATATCGATAAACTTATTTCGAAGAAAAGAGTTAACGATAATTCTCAGTTATTAGTAATTAATATCATAGAAGATATTGGATATACTGCGTGCTTGATAAACATTAATAAATCTTATAAGGGTAGATGTTCTGAAATTATTAAAAAAGTATCTCAAAACTTTTTAGGTAAAACAGTCGACGTATCAAACACTGATAAACAATTTTTTAAAATGATTGTTCCAAACTTAGATCCATTAGAAACGATTCAATGGGTATCAAATAGAGCGTCAACAAAAGAAGGATATCCTTTTTATGTGTTTTCTGTTCTAGCAGAAGAAAATTTAAAATTTACTGATTTAGGAACAATGATCGAAAATGAAGTAATCAATCCTGATGTTTCATATAAAAGATCGAGTTTAGTTGTAAAAGCAACGAATCGAGATGTCAGACGAAGAACAATTAAAAATTATAAGTTTCACAACTCAGAAGATCTAATGACACTGATATATGCTGGTCTTATTGGAGCTCAATATCAATATATTGATACGACGAAAAATAAAAAGAATGAATTTTCATTTGATATCGTAAGAGATCTATTAAAACCGATTTCAACAAAAGGTGTTTTAAAGAGAGATCAGAATCAATATATGTTTTCAGAAGATTATAAACACAATGGAATCTCTTTTAATAAGTATAAATCAAGACTTATATCACAAATTGGTGGATCGAGTGCTTACACAGGACCAGATGATATCTTAAGTTTTGGTGAAAGTAATATTACTTCTGATTATAAACTAAATATCATTTGTAGAGCGATGGACGGAATATTGAAAAAAGCACCTTTAACGATTGTAGTACCGGGTGTTGATTTTATTGATGGTGATAAACATTCTACAATTGGTAATAATTTGCGAATTGAATTTCCTTCTTCAACTCCTGAATCAAGAGAAAACAAGGGTATAGATACTAAAGCATCAGGAGATTATTTAGTTTTTGCTGCTCGTCATATGTTTAAAAGAGAGACATATGATATATCGCTTCAATGTGTAAAGATGGCTAACTATGATACCTAAAAAATATATAGATTATTATGGAGATAGAACACGATGGTTTTTAGGAACTGTTGTTGATATTATTGATCCAGAAGAACTCGGAAGAATACGAGTAAGAATCTATGGAATTCATTCTGAAAATAAAGCAGATATTCCAGATGCAGATCTGCCGTGGGCTCAAGTGGTAATACCACTTACGCAAGGTGGAACAAACGGACTTGGTAATAATTTAGGAATTCAAATTGATTCGTTAGTCTTTGGAATCTTTTTGGATGGAGCAAATTCACAACTTCCTCTTGTTGTCGGATCTTTACCTAAACTCGAAGAAGATTCTCCGGGTGGTAGATCTACGAATCAACTTGCAAGAGGAACAAATACACTTACTAAAAGTGTAAATGTATCTGGAGCGCCGGGTGATCCATATGCTGCAGAATATCCTCATAACAAAGTAGTACAAACAACAAGCGGACATGTCATTGAGGTTGATGATACACCAAATGCTGAAAGAGTTCATATAAGACATAAGTCAGGATCTTTTATTGAATTTCATCCTGATGGCTCAATTGTGATAAAAGGAAATGGTGTTTATATAGATGGTGGAACAGCAGTGAATGTTCAAGCAAGTTCAACAGAGCAAACGTTTGGATCTGGTGAAATTACTGTTAATGGTATTACACATACTAAACATACTCACGTTGATAACCCAGGATTAGCTGGAGCTAGAACAACAGGACCGAGCGGATAAACTATGACTGATTTACAAATTAGAGGAAGAAAGATTGCATTATTAGATAGTAACGATAATATTATCTACACTCTTCCAGATTCAGCCGGACCGGCTGGAAATGCTATTGTCAGTGATGGAGCTGGAAGATTAAATTTTGGTGGAATTAATTTAGATTCAGTATTAGCTGCTGGCGATTCTTCGTCTAGAACTATGAACGTTGATAATTTAGAAGTTGATACGGCAAACGTCGGTATATTTGTATCAACTGGATTAAGAGATTTTCAAGGTCAATTTGAAGGTTATGTTATGGGAGGAAGAACAAATGATCCGTCAATTGCGCCACCTACTATTACCACTACCGTAAATGTGATAGATAAATTTCCTTTTGCATCGGAATCTACAGTTACTGACGTAGGAGATTTAACGATCACGAGATACTCTATATCTGACGGAGTTAATTCAACCGCGCATGGATATGGCGCAGGAGGATTAGCACCAACTACAGCGAATACAATAGATAAATTTGCATTTGGTAGTACCACCAATGCTCAAGATGTTGGTGATCTCACATATGCTAGTGGATATGCTCGAGGTCATTCTACTCCGTCAGAAGGATTTGTGTCCGTTGGCAGATCTTTTTCACCTTCTATAGATACAATACAAAAATTTCCTTTTGCTACTGATGCCAATGCTACAGATGTTGGTCAATTGATTACTAATAGAATTTTAACTTTAGGAAGTTGTACATCACCTACTCATGGTTACGTCGCAGGAGGTGGCAACAATGGAGGCCCAACACCTTCTCCATTTGCTCCTTTTGGCCCGGGCCAACCAAATGATGCTCAAAATATTGAAAAATTTCCGTTTTCAATTTCGTCAGGAACTTCTACCGAAGTTGGTGATTTATTTTTGTTTGGTAAGAGAGTACTTCGCGACGGTACTGCGTTTTCATCTCCTGCTGGTGAAGGAGTTTTAATCAGCGGATCGTTTTATGGCCCACCATTCGGCACGCAATCATTCGTGCAAAAATTTCCATTTGCATCAGACGTGAATGCTACTGAAGTAGGAAGTTTACAATCTGGTAGACAATATACTAGTGCTGCATCGATTTCTAGTTCAACTCATGGATATGCGGTAGGTGGAAATGATTTTTCATCTCCTACTAGTGAGCAACCACAGCCTGGATATTCACACCGCGGTGACATTTATAGATTTCCTTTTTCTAATCTCACACAAGATGCAGTTGTTGGAGACATAGGTTTAGAAAGAAGTAATGGTGGAGGAGTTTCATTATAAATGGCAGATCTGCAAGTAAAAGGAAGTAAAATTGCCTTAATAGACAGTGGTGATAATGTTGTCTATGAATTGCCGGATTCTTCTGGTTCAGCCGGTCAAGCTCTCATATCAAATGGAACTGGAAAAATAAATTATGGCGGAATTAGTATTGATGCTGTTCTTGCGGCAGGTAATACTTCTGATAGAAGAGCTAGTGTAACCACTGCAAATATAAAAGTATTAAAATACGGAAGAGGATTAGGAATTCCATTACCTGCATCCGGATCTCAGTCTACACCAACATCGCACGGTTATGTTTCAGGTGGAGCTGTTAGTATTTTAACTTCTCGAGACACAATTGAAAAATTTAATTTAGATGTAGGTGAAACAAACGCTACTGATATCGCTGATCTAACCGTCAGCCGGCGTGATGTTAGTGGTCAATCTTCAGACACTCATGGATATACAGCTGGTGGTACCACTAGTCCGTCAGATCCTTACGCTTTGTATGATATTATTGATAAATTTCCATTTAGTAGTGATGCAAATGCTACTGATGTAGGAAATTTAACACAAGGATTTCAAAATGGTTGTGGGCATCAAAGCTCTACTCATGGCTATGTTTCTGGATATGGAAACACAGGTGTTCAAAAATATCCATTCGCATCTGATGCGAACGCTACAGAAGCTACTAGATATACTAATGGATTTAATCAAGCTGCCGGACAATCTTCGTCTACTCATGGCTATAATTCAGGTGGAGCATATCCAAGTAATGTCCCTCCAGCTGCTAACCTTGAGGAAGATAGAATTGATAAATTTCCATTTGCAAACAATTCTGCTGCATCATTAGTAGGAGATCTTTCACTTGCAAGAAAAAGTTGTGTTGGGATTGAATCAGATACTGCTGGTCTCACATGTGGCGGCACTAAAGGTTATGCACCTCCTTCAAGTCTTCCTTTTACTGCCGGCATCCTTAATAGAGTAGATAAATTTCCTTTTGCTACTGACGCAAATGCTACTGATTTGAGCAATTTGAGTGCTCACTGTAGTCAACAAGCAGGAATTTCTGGATCGAATGAAGGATTTGTGTGTGGTGGACAAACAAATTCTGGCCCATCAGCACCTCTTTCTCTCAAATCAAATCAAATTCAAAGAGTTTCTTATGTATCTAGTGGTCTTGCTTTTAATATAGGAGATTTAACGGTTGCAAAGTCATATGCGGCAGGTCAAGAAGTATAAATAGATAAAAGGATTTCAAGATGGCAAGAGTATTTTCAATAGAAGACGGAAACATATCAAAAAAGCCTATTATTACGTCTCAAAATAGAACGTATACTGATGTTGATTTGTCTTTTAAAAAGAAAAATAACGGAGAACTTTTTAAGAAAACAGATGCCGCGGCTGTAAAACAAGCTGTAAAGAATCTACTATTAACTAATTTAGGTGAAAAACCTTTTCGACCTTTTTACGGTGGAGATTTAAATCGATTTCTATTTAATCTTTCTGAAGAATTTGATGAGATTGAGATTGAAGATACTATTGCTTCTGCTATGGCAATTGACGAACCAAGAGCTCAATTGCAAAGTGTAAAATCAGTTTTGTCACCAGATTATAATTCAGTTCAAGTAACGGTTAATTTTCAAGTAGTAAGTACACAAGAGCCGGTGGAACTCAATATCACACTTGCGAGGTTAAGATAAATGTCTACAATTATTAGATCATCAGATTTAGATTTTGATGCAATTAAAACAAATCTAAAAACATTTTTTAAGAAACAAACAGAGTTTAAGGATTATGATTTTGAAGCGAGCGCAATGTCTAATATTTTAGACGTTCTTGCTTATAATACCCATGTCAATGGATTAATTGCAAACTTTGCTCTTAACGAATCGTTCTTACCTTCTGCGCAATTAAGATCTTCAATTGTGTCACATGCAGAAACATTAGGTTATTATCCAAAATCAAAAACCGCATCGACTGCAGTTGTTACTCTAACAGCGGCAACTTCAGATACTTCTACTCCTTCAGCAAGTTTACCTATCAATTCAACATTTAGTGTTAATATCGACGATGTCACTTACACATTCCAAACATTAGAAGCATTTACTGCTGTCAATGACGGTAGTGGAAATTTTGTTTTCAAAACATCAGCCGGTAGTTCAAATATTACGATCACAGAAGGAACTTTAAAGACAAAGACGTTTGTCGTTGGAGATACTACAGATCAACAAATCTATGTAATTCCTGATGAGACGATGGATACAACTACAATTAGAGTTAAAGTATATGACACAATTACTTCATCATCATTTGATACGTATACTGATATTAATGATTCTGTTAGAATCAGTACCAATTCAACTGTTTATATTGTAAGAGAAGCTCCTAACGGATATTATGAAATTACTTTTGGTGAAGGAAATGTCTTAGGAAAATCTCCTTCTGCAGGTAATAAAATTGAAATTACGTATCTAAGCAACTCAGGAGCAGATGCAAACGGTGGTGGTAAATCAACTAATCCTTTTAGTGCAGACGCTCAAGTGACTATTGGAGGAACACCAAGAACATTGACAGTAAGTACTGTTACAACATCAAGTGGTGGTTCTGAAAAAGAAAGTATTGAATCAATTAAAGCAAATGCTCCTTTGGCATTTGCAACTCAACAGAGACTAGTAACGGCAGAAGATTATAGAGCTTTGATTTCTGAAAGATATTCTACTGTTGTTAAAGATGTTATTGCATGGGGTGGTAACGATAATATTCCTGCTGATTACGGTAAAGTTTATGTCAGTATTAATTTTAAAGATGGTATTACTGCTGACGCTCAGACAACAACTAAAAATAATATCAAAACAACACTGTCTGATAACTTAGCAATTATGTCTATTGATACCGAATTTGCTGATCCAATTGATTCATTTTTAGAGTTAACAACTTCATTCGATTTTGATCCAGATTTATCGGGAACAACTGTAGAAACAATGCAAAATACAATTCAATCTGATATTACTTCGTTTTTCAGCTCAAATCTAAATACATTTGAAGCTGTATTTAGAAGATCAGCTTTACTTGCTCGAATCGACGAATTAGATACTGGAATCCTTAATTCTAGTATTACTGCTAAAATACAACAAAGACTAACGCCAACTAATAATGAATTAAATTCAATTACGGATTACGTAGTTCAATTTCCAGTAGCACTTGCTCAACCAGACGACGTTAATCATATTGTAACTTCATCTCCTATAACTTTCAATGGAAATATTTGTACTATAAAAAATAGATTAGAATCTAATGTTCTTCAAGTTGTCAAAGGAGATGGAACAGTATTACAAGATAATATTGGATCATATAATACTGGTAATGGAAAAGTAAATATTGCAGGTCTTAACATTAGTGCGTTTGAAGGAGATGCTATAAAGTTTTCAGCCGTACCAGCAAATCAATCTACTATTAAACCATTAAGAAATTATATTCTTAAATTTGATCCGGTGCTCTCAAATGCAACAGGAAATATTGATTATCAAAATACAGCAGTGACTCTCACATGACACATTCATTAGATAAGAACAGAAGAAGTCAAGAACTTTTTTCAGCAACAATTGATGGTGCTTTGCCATCTCATTTTGTTGAACAATATGGAGAAGATTCAGGAAGTTTAATAAAACTGTTGGATCTGTATTATCAATTCTTAGATAGTTCTGGAGCGAATTCTTTCGGATCTGATATTCATAATCTATTTACCGCTAGAGATATCTCTGAAACAAATACAAAAGGATTAGATCAACTAATCGGTGAAATTGGTAACGGGCTTACAGCATCAGCATTCTTTCAACAACCTCGCTTAATGGCAAGACTTTTAGCTTCTTTTTATAGAGCAAAAGGAACTTTAGTTTCGGTAGAAGGTTTCTTCAGAGGATTTTTTAACGAAGAAATTTCTGTCGAATATCCTAAAGATCAGATTTTTATAGTAGGCGAATCTAATATTGGATGGGAAGATCAAAAGTTTATTCAGGATAACGCAATTTTTCAGATCTTTTCAATTTTAATTAAAAGTGGATTATCAACCGCCGATTATATTAACTTATATAAAAAATTTGTACATCCGGCTGGATTTCATATCGCAGGTAGTTTGCAGACGAGCACAGAAGTTGGTATTGGTGTAGGAGCAGGTACTGTTACTGACCCGTTAGATTCTGATGAAGGTCTAATTATAGGAAATGAAGCGACACTATCAACACAAGCTTCACTTAACGCTGTTACTGCTTTTCTTGGTGGAGATTCTGGCGCAGCAATCAGAGTTGATCAAACAATCGCAGCTTATCAAGATGTTCCGTTGAACTTATTAGGAACAGATTCAAGCAATGATGGTGGTTTCTATCAGAGCATAAGATCATTACTGACACCAAACTCATTTACATTTGACGATAGTTCTTTAAGAGATAGCAATTTGGCATCAGGTCCGGACTTCTCACTCTCGTTAGAAACTATGGATAATGCAATGTTTGATAGTTATAACACAGAACAGCTGTTAATCTGATATAAATAACAGTAAGAAATTAAAGGTGAAAAATGGCTAGACAAAATATAAGCACAGGCACTACAGCAAATGATGGCACTGGAGATACTTTAAGATCTGCAGGTACTAAAATTAACAGTAATTTTTCAGAAATATATACTCTCCTTGGAGGTGATGCTAATACATTAACTTCGCAAATTTCATTAGGAGCCGATGGAATTATATTTGAAGGCAGTACAGATGATGCATTTGAAACAACTCTGAAAGTAACTGATCCAACCTTAGCAGATAAGACAATTACTTTTCCAGATGCAACTGGTAATGTTATTTTGGATACTGCCACTCAAACAATTACAAATAAAACTATTACAGTAAAAGATATCATTTATGATGTTACCAACGTATCAGGTGCAGTTACACTCTCAACAACGAATGCATATATTAAATGTATCGGTACGACATATACATTAACTTGGAATGAACCTGCTACCACAACCGGGGAATTAAAAATCTTTACTAATACGGGAAGCGGCACTGTATCAGTTACGGTTAACAGTGGAGATGACTTTTCGTTAACTTCCGGTTCAACTAAAATGTGTATTGCAGATGGTACTAACTGGATTCAATTAACTTAAGAGATAGAAAATGACAGCAATTATTACAGACCCTTTGAAAACCAGACTCGCTCAACTAATGTTGGACGAAGTAAATGATACCACAGATTCGGCGCAGTATTATATTGGCATTGGAAAATCAGATCAGTATTCAGATGCAAACGATAATGTTATTAATCCTGTGCAAACATTACAAGAAGAAAGAGAATTTAGAAATAATCTTCAATCGATTATTAAAGTTGGAGCAGCTTCTTTAGTAATACCTCGATATAATTGGTCAGCTGGTTCTACTTACTCCGCTTTTACCGATTCAGTAGTAGGAATTCCTACTAATTCGTATTATGTACTAACTGAAGATAACCATGTTTATATTTGTTTAAAAGCTGGTACTGGTTCAAGCTCTGTTCAACCTGATTATACTGATGCAGCACAAAATCCAAATCAACAAATTACTGACATCTTTGAAACGTCAGATGGTTATAGATGGAAATATCTCTATGAATTAAATGCGTCTGATACTAGTTCATTCTTAAGTGCATCATTCATTCCGGTAAAAAAAGTTTTTGGAGCAGGAGTTGGAGGTGCTGAAACTAGCCAAGTAAGCGTTCAAAATGCTGCGGTTGATGGTAAAGTAATTGGATTTGTTATTGATTCTGGAGGAGAAGGATATTCTTCAGCCCCAACAGTTACAGTTGTTGGTGATGGAACTGGAGCAGTTGCTGGTACAGCTACTCTGTCAGGTGGAGGAGTTAGTATTATTTCTATCGACAGCGCTGGAGGTGGAGGATCCGGTTATACAATTGCTGATGTAGTAATTAGCGGAACACCAACAAAACCAGCAAAGATCAGACCTGTAATTGCGCCAATTGGTGGAATCGGGGCAGATCCAAGACAAGATTTAAAAGCAAAATCTATTATGTTTAATGCGAAACCAACTGGAACTAACACTAATACTTTTGTTGTTGATCAAGATTTTAGACAAATCGGATTAATTAGAAGTATGGAAAGACACGATAGTTCTGGTGGTGATGGTTTTGTAATTGGTACAGCAGCTGAAAAAGCATTAAGAGTAATTCCAGTAACATCTACTGCAGTGTTTTCTGTTGATGATGAAGTATCTGCTGGTAGTGGAGCGACATTAGCAAAGGCTTTTGTCGATGAAATCGGAACAAATCAAATCTTAGTTCATCAAAATTCACGAACAGGATTTAATTCTTTTCCGAGTAGTGGAACTATTACCGGTGGCGGTGGAGATACCACTATTACAGGAGCTGAATCAACAAGTAACGCAGATCCTCATACCGGACAGCTTTTATATATAGAGAATAGAGCGGCAATATCTAGAACCTCTACTCAAACAGAAGATATTAAAATCGTAATTACAATGTAGGAAAGAAAATGGCGTCAACACTTCAACAAAATACTTTCTCGGCAACTTATAAAGATGATTTTCTCGATAGCGATAATTATCATAGAATATTGTTTAACGCTGGTAAAGCGCTACAAGCGAGAGAGTTAACTCAGCTTCAAACAATTATTAATAAAGAAGTTGAAAGATTTGGTAAGAACATCTTTAAAGAAGGTGCCTTAGTAAGGCCAGGCGGAGTTGTTCTAGAAACTAATAGAGAATTTATTAAGCTTGTTAATGGTGATGCTGATTTTGCTAATGTTCAAGTCGGAGACGAATTTACTTCAAGTAATCCAAGCGGAATTAAATTTAAAGTTTTAGAAAAAGTTGCTGCATCTTCTTCACCTTCCACAGAGCCTGATACTTTATATGTTCAATACACAGACGTTTCTGCAGGAACGGGTGGATCATCCGCAATTAGAGTTGCTGATGGAGCTACACTGACAGGCCCTGTATTTAACGCAGCAAACTTAACACTTACCGCTGCGGCATCAAATGCGACAGGAACTGGAAGTAGAGTTTCTGTTAATAATGGTGATTACTTTGTTCAAGGACATTTTGTCTTTGCTAATCAACAATCGATCATTCTATCTAGATATACATCAACTCCAACAGCAGACATTGGTTTTAAAATTGTAGAAAATGTAGTTACTGCTGCTGATGATGCAGATCTCTACGATAATCAAGGTGCTACTCCAAATATCGCAGCAGACGGTGCTGATCGATATCAGATTAAATTAACTCTTACAACGAGAGATCAACTCGCTGCAAGTGAAAACTTTGTCTATCTTGCTAAAGTTGAAAATGGTAGAATTGTAGACCAAGTAGAAAAAGAAGACATTTACAATACAATTGGCGATTTTATTGCATTAAGAACAAAAGAAGAATCAGGTGATTATGTAGTATCTCCTTTTAGAGCAAGTTTTAATAATTTAAATGATAGTCAATTAAGTCTAGATGTTTCTGCAGGTACCGCTTATGTAGATGGTTATAGAATTTCTGTAGATGCTCAAACAATCACCGTACCAAAAGCTCAATCAACTGTTGAACTAACAGATCAAAAAATTCCGGTATCTTATGGAAACTACGTTTTAGTAAAAACCACAGCCGGTCTTCAAAAAGGTCTACCAAATATTGATACTCTAGAAAAATTAAATCTATTT